ATTCCACCCGATAATCTCGCGGCACATATCCCGATCCACCCCCAGCACCTCATCAGCCCGCCGCAGGGTGGGGTTGATGAGGCGCGGTTTGCGGGGGCGCTGGGGCGGCTCGTGACGTTGTGGGGAATGGTGTGATGGATTCCATAAAGGAGGCCATAAAATTGTTTGACTACGCAGAAATACTTTCTGAGTGGAATGACGAGATAGATCGGCAGATTTCACGAATGCGTCGAGAAACGGACGCGGTTTCATTGATGACAAAGGCGCGCGGCCATCGCGCTGCTGCTGAATACTTTTTAGCCGGACTGGATGAACGCGCTACCAAATTGCGAGAGTCGCTCGCGGCATATCCGACGAGACCGCCGATGGTATGATTTCCCGGCAATCTCAGCATCTAAGGATTCAAACCTCAGGATTGTTTGTTTGCAATGGCTTACAATCCTGGCTTGACACGCCACGCGAATTAGTTGCACCCTCCTGATAGTTCGCAGTCCTGCGCCCGGAACCGAGAGGTTCGCGGGCGGTTTTCGTTTGGAGGCGTGATGGGCCGCCCCAGCCTCTACAGCCCTGAAATTGCTGAGACAATTTGCAAGCGCCTCGCTGAGGGCGAAAGTCTCCGAGCCGTCTGTCGTGATAACGAGATGCCTTCAGAGGTCACTGTCCGACGCTGGGTTTTGGACGATCACGAGGGCTTTTCGGCGCAATACACCCGCGCACGCGAGGCACAAGCCCATGCAATCGCTGATGAATTGCTGGAAATTAGCGATGACGGCTCCAACGACTGGATGGAGCGAAACGACAAGGACAATCCGGGCTGGCAGCTGAATGGCGAGCACGTTCAGCGGTCCAAGCTGCGGGCCGACACGCGGAAATGGCTCCTGGCGAAGATGCTGCCCAAAGTTTACGGAGAGCGCCTTGAAGTCGAGGCCACTGTTCGTAAAACAGTCAGCAGCGAGCCTCTAAGCGAAGATGAGTGGGCAACCAAATACGGAGCCGGCATGGCTACCGCAGGCGGGACCACAGAAGGTACTGGTTGACTGCCCTCTTGGTGAAATACTGTTCGGCGGCGCGCGTGGTGGCGGAAAAACTGACGGCGTTCTAGGCAAGTTCGCCATCAAGGAAGCCAAATACGGACGCGGGTTCAATGCGGTATTCTTCCGCCGTGAAATGCCTCAGGCTGATGACCTTATCGAGCGCGCGAAGGAAATCTATCTCCCGACCGGCGCGGCATGGCGCGAGCAATCCAAGACGTTCCTGATGCCGCACGGTGGGCGGGTTCGCTTCCGCCCCCTCGAAAACGTAGCTGACGCGCAGAAGTACCAGGGCCAGAACCTGAGTGACGCGGCGGTCGAAGAAGCCGGCAACTATCCGGACAGCCGGCCGATTGACATGCTGTTCGGTGCGCTGCGGTCAAAGGATGGCGTGCCGGTTCAGTTGATCCTGACCGCCAATCCTGGCGGTGCTGGCCATCAGTGGATCAAGGCCCGGTATGTGGACCCTGCGCCGCAGGGTCTCACGATGCTGCGCCGCAAGATGCCAAACGGCAAACTGTCGCATCGGTACGTCTACATCCCGAGCCGCGTACAGAATAACCGGCTCATGCTGGCGCGCGATCCTGGGTACGTGGATCGCCTGGCGCTCACGGGCACAGAGGATCTAGTCCGCGCCTGGCTGGAAGGCGACTGGACGGTCATTGCCGGGGCCTTTTTCCCCGAATTTAGCATGGACCGCCACGTCATCCCGCCGCGTGAGCTACCGGCTGACTGGCACCGCTACAGGGCGGTGGATTGGGGCTCTGCGCGGCCCTTCGCGGCGTACTGGGTGGCGGTGAGCGACGGCAGCATGCCGGACATTCCGCGCGGTGCCTTGGTGTTCTACCGCGAGTGGTACGGCATGAAGCCGGGCGAGCCGAACGTGGGGCTGCGGCTGACCGCCGAGGAAGTTGCGGACGGCATTCGCGAGCGCGAGGCGAGCGAGCCAAGGCCGATTGGTGGTGTGGCCGATCCGGCCATGTTCAGCCAGGACGGCGGCCCGTCGATAGCGGAGCGGATGGCGCTGCGGGGTGTGTCGCTGCGGCCGGCCGACAATGCCCGCGTGTCGCGCCAGGGCGCCATGGGCGGCTGGGATCAGGTTCGCGCAAGACTGAAGGGCGAGGATGGCAAGCCGGGGGTGTTCCTGTTTTCCACCTGTACGCACCTTATCCGCACGCTGCCTGCGTTGCAGCACGACGCGGATCGACCCGAAGACGTTGACACGGAATCAGAGGATCACGGTCCTGACGCAGCGCGGTACGCCTGTATGGCGCGCCCGTATGTGCGGTTGGTGGAGAAGCCCAAGACGCCGGTTTTCCCTGCCGAAGCGGGGCGAGTGAACGTCTCCATCATGGACATGATCAAGGCCAAACAGCGCCGGAGGGCGAACGATGAGTGATACCCCATTCTCGCCCACCAATGGCGGGGTGCTGGTGACCGCGCAGGCGGTGACGAACGCGCAGGCGTCCATTGGCACCGGTCCGGCCGGCCGCGCGGCGCGGATCGTCAATCTCGCCGCGACGCCCGTCTATGCCAAGGCTGGCAGCTCCACGGTGGACGCGACCAACACCGATTTCACGGTGCTGGGGTCGTCCACCGGCATCCTGATGCTGAGCACGGCGGCGACGCATGTGAGTGTCAAGGCTTCCACGGGTTCCAATTCGTCCGTGTTGGTGCAGCCTGGGTTTGTCGGCCGCTAATCCATGGAGGAAGAATCCGGGAAGCCGCGCGGCGGCGTCGTAGAGACGCGCGCCGAAACGGATACTGGCGGCCCGGAGGTTGTGCGGTTCTGGCGTGAGCAACTGCGCCTTGCTGGCGAGGAAGAGAAGAAGTGGCGCGAGACCGCGCTGGATGCGGTTAAGACGTACGAGCATGACTCGGACTCGAACACGCCGCAGCGGTTCAACATCCTCTACTCGAACATGGAGACTCTGGCGCCGAGCGTCTACAACTCCGCGCCAATCCCGGACATTCGCCGTCGCTACAACGAGGGCGGCCCGGTTGATATGGTCGCGTCGCAGGCGCTTGAACGTGCGGTTTCGTACTTCCTCGACGCCTATGACTTCGATGCGGAGATGAACCCGACCGTTCTGGACGGGTTGCTTGTCGGTCGTGGCGTGGCGCGCGTGCGGTTGGAACCGCAGATGGACGATATGGGCGGCGTGGCCGGTATCGAGGTCCACACCGAGCACGTTCATTGGGAGGACTACCGCCAGTCGCCGGCTGGTCAGTGGCGCGACGTGCGGTGGATTGCCTATCGCCATCTGTTCACGCGCGAGCAGTTGGTGAAGCTGAACCCGGAGATCGGTGGCCAGGTGCAGCTTGGCGTGGCGGTGGACGGACAGCGCGACAAGGAAGGCCAGCCGAAGAATATCCCGGATATCTACAAGCGGTCGGTGTGCTGGGAGATTTGGGACCGCGAGCGCCGCGAGGTGCTGTTTATTTCCGAGGATTGGTCGGACGAACCTATCGCGCAGGTGCCGGATCCGTATGGATTGAAGGGGTTCTGGCCGCAGCCCAAGCCTTATTACGACGTCATGTCGTCCACCTCGCTCAAGCCGGTGTGCCCGTACGCCATCTACAAGGCGCAGGCGGCCGAGCTGAACAAGGTGACGAAGCGCATCATGTCGCTCGCGTCGGCTGTCAAGATGACCGGCGTTGCGGCGGGGCAGGCGTCGTTCCTGAAGGCGTTGCAGGACGCCGAGGACGGCGTGCTGGTGCCGATCAGCGATATCGACATGCAGGGCGTGTTGTCGTCCGGCGCTGGCGACCTGTCCAAGATCATCTGGCTGTGGCCGATTGAGAAAACGGTCGCGGTGCTGCGGGAGTTGCTGTCCTACCGCGAGACGATCAAGGCCACGATCTACGAAATAACGGGAATTTCGGACATTATCCGTGGCGCGACGGACCCGAACGAAACACTTGGCGCGCAGCAACTGAAGTCGCAGTGGGGCTCGCTGCGGTTGCAGCGTCGGCAAAAGGACGTGCAGCGACTGTGCCGTGACTTGGTGCGACTGAAGTCCGAATTAATTTCTGAAAAAATGCCAATCGAACAGTTGGCTCAATTATCGAACATCACGCTGCCGACCGCCGAAGAGAAGGCGCAGGCGCAGCAGCAGATGATGATGATTCAGCAGGCCATGCAGCAGGCGCAGCAGATGGGCGCGCAGATTCCGCCGGAGATGCAGGCGCAGGGTCAGCAGGCCATGATGCAGGCGCAGGAAGTGTTGGCCAAGCCAAGCTGGGATGACGTGCATGCGCTGCTCAGCACGGACGCCATGCGCTGCTACCGGGTGGATATCGAGACGGATTCCACGATTCGCGAGGATGTGACGCGGTCGCAGCAGCAGATCAGCCAGTTTGTCATGAGCATCGGGCAGTTGATGCAGGGCGCCTTGCCGATCATGCAGGCAAAACCCGACATGGTGCCGGTGATCCTGGCCACGCTGAAGGCGACGGCGCGGACGTTCAAATTGGGTCGCGAGCTTGAGGACGCCATTGAGAAGGTCGGGCCCGAGATCAGCCCGCCGCAGCCGCCGGCCCCGCCGCCAGAAGATCCACGCGAGGCACGCGCTGCCGAGCAGGAAGAGGCCGAGCGTGGCCGTGAGCATGAGCGCGAAATGCAGGGCATGCAGGGTGACCAGCAAATGCAGCAGCAAGCGCAGCAGGCTGCCATGCAGCCGCCGCCGGGGATGATGTGATGCGGCTGGTGTGGGATGGCGAGGATTGGGTTGCGCCCATGCCGCGCGAGCGTGCGGAGCCGGGCCCGCTGCCTGTGCCGATGATCATGCGCGATCTGCCGGCCTATCAGTCGCCGTTGGGGGACGGGTGGGTCGAGGGCCGGGCGGCTCGACGCGAGCATCTGAAGGCCAACGGGTGCCGCGAGGTCGATCCCGGCGAGTGGAAGCCTGATCCCAACTACGCCGCCTTCAAGGCAGCGAAGAAAGCGGCCGGCGCGCCGCGCTGAAGGAGCCACATGTCTGAATCCGAAGCCGTAGCAACCGAACAGGAACTTCCTGGCTCGGCGCCCGAGGCTGTGACCGAAGCGCCGTCCATCGCGGAGACGCTGGGCGACATTTACGACAAGGTGCAGGAAGATGCGCCGAGCGAAGGACCGGCCCGCGACACGCAGGGCCGCTTTGCCGGCAAGAATGATGCCCAGGCGGCCAACGCGGCGGCCGGCGAACCGGATGATCCGGCCATCGCTGTGCCACCGCAATCCTGGGCGGCGCAGATGCGCGAGAAGTGGTCAACGCTTTCCCCGGACGTGCGCAGGTACGTCGCGGAACGGGAAGCCGAAACCCATCGGCGCATCACTGAGCAGGGCCAGGAAGTTGCGAAACTGAAGCAACTTGACGAAGTCGTGGCGCCCTATCGACAGGCGTTCAATCTCGCGGGCGTGCAGGAAGCCGCCGCGCTGAGGCAGGTACTGGAAACCCAGGCCCTGTTGCAGCGCGACCCGGTCAATGGCCTCCGGTGGATTGCGCAGCAGTTCGGGGTGACGGCGGATCAGTTGGTCCAGATGGTGCCTCAGCCTAGGCAGCTTGCGCCGGAAGCGCAGGCCCTGTGGAACGAGGTCCAGCAACTCAAAGCCGCCAACGCGGCGCAACAGGCACAGCAGCAGCAGGCCATGCAGACCGGCTTGCAGGCGGAGATTGCGGAATTTTCGAAGGATCGGCCGCACTTTGAGGCAGTCCGCGAGAAAATGGGGCAGCTGATCGGTAGTCAGGTCGCCTCTGGCCTCGCGGATGCCTACGAAATGGCCATCCTCGCCGTTCCTGAAATCCGTCAGCAGGTGCTGGCGGAAGAGCGGAAAGCGGCACTCGCGGAGCAGGAGAAGGCGCGCCAGGCGGAATCCGCCAAGCGTGCCGCCGCAGTCAACGTGCGCGGGGGCTCTGCCCCTGGTGCGGGCGCTGCGCCGCGCTCCATGCGGGAAACCATGCTCGCAACCTACGACCGGCTCAACGCTGCTTCCTAGCCTGACGCGTCGCGTGTTCCACAACCCTCAGTAAGGATCACGCGCTATGGCAACGCCAAGCACGACCTTTACCGAGATGGTGACGACCACGCTTCGTAACCATCCTCGGACCATCACGGACAACGTGTCCGACCACAACGCGCTCTACAACCGCCTGTCCAAGCGGGGGAAGATTTCCACGCTCTCCGGCGGCTATGAGATCGTCCGACCGCTCGACTATGCGGAGAACGCGACCTATCAGCGCTATTCCGGCTACGACACCCTCAATGTCGCCGCGTCGGACGTCCTGACCTCTGCGAAGTACGATTGGGTGCAGGCGGCGGTCAACGTCACTGCCTCCGGTCGCGAACTGCGGATGAACAACGGCCGCGAGGCGCTGATCCGCCTGACGGAAGCGCGCCTGACCAATGCGACCCGCACCGCTGCCAACAACATGTCGGTGGACCTGTACAGCGACGGCGCCTTGGCCAACCAGATGGGTGGGCTTGCCCACGTCATCCAGACCAACGGCCAGGGCACGGTCGGTGGCATCAACTCGGCGACGTGGTCCTTCTGGCGGAACCAGTTCCGCGAGGCTTCGGGCACGAACGCCGTGACCACGGCGAACATCCGCCAGGAGATGAACCAGCTTTGGCTGTCGTGCGTGCGCGGCGGCGACAAGCCGGACCTGATCGTGATGAGCCACGATTTCTTCAGCACGTTCGAGGCCAGCTTGCAGGATCTTCAGCGGTACGCCGCTGCGGATACCGGCGCGGTGGGCTTCAGCATGCTGAAGTACAAGTCGGCAGACGTGATGTTCGACAGCAATGCGAACTTCACCACGACTGCCGAGCGCATGTATTTCCTGAACACCAACTATCTGGAACTCGTGGTCCACAGCGACGCCAACTGGTCGCAGGACAGCGAGAAGATGTCGGTGAATCAGGATGCGGTGGTCATCCCCATTTACTGGATGGGCAACCTGACGTGCTCCAATCGGAGCCTTCAGGGCATCCTCATTGATGCGTCGTAAGGGAGGGCCCAGCACATGACGACCATCGGTCCCTCCCTCTACCTTGACCTGACGGCCGCTGAGGTGACGCAGGGCAAGGGCTTCTCCCCCGGCGACATGCACACCGACCATGAGGGCAACGTTGCCCGCTACGTCGAAGCCGGGTCGAACGTGTCGCAGTACATGTTCGTCGTGATCAACGGCAGCAACGTGGCGTTTCCGCTGAGCAATGCGCAGGGGCTCGCCGCCTGCGAAATCGGCGTCGCGCACTACTCCAACATCGCCTCTGCCTCGTTCGGCTGGGTGGTGATCGCTGGCCGGCCGAATGGTCTGGTTGGCGGCAGCGCGGCGGTGAATCTGCCGATCTACACGACCACGACCGCCGGCATGGTGGACGATGCGACCGCTTCGGCCGCGTCTTTCCTCCTGGCTGGCGTGAAGGTCGCGATCACCAACGCCTCTTCGGGGGCGGCGCCGACGCGCGTGGTGCTGAACCACGGCGCGCATGTCGTGATCCCCATCGCGGTGGGTCACGCCTGATCTTGAATTGGGGCGGTCCTTCGGGGCCGCCCCTTTTTTCATAGGGGCAACATGCTGAAAATCTGGATGGGCTACGATCCACGCGAGGCGGAAGCCTATGATGTGGCGAAGTGGTCGATTTGCCGCCGCGCCAGCGTGCCGGTGGACGTGCGGGCGCTGAAGCTGGACGCGCTGCGAGAGGCCGGCATTTTGACGCGGCCGATTGTGCGCAACGGCACGAAGCTGTGGTGCCCGATTTCCGAGGCGCCCATGAGCACGGAATTCGCGATATCGCGGTTCGCGGTGCCGTTTCTAGAAGAGCGCAAGGGCTGGGCGCTGTTCGTTGATTGCGACGTATTGGCATGGGATGACATTGCCAAACTGTTCAACGGGGCTGATTCGAGTTTCGCGGTCCAGGTCGTGCAGCACGAATACACCCCGCGCCAGGGCGCGAAGATGGACGGTGTCGCGCAGACGCTTTACGCGCGAAAGAACTGGTCCTCCGTCATGCTATGGAACCTCGAGCACCCGGCGCATGAGCGCTTGACGCTGGAGATGCTGAACGCTCTGCCGGGGCGCGATCTGCACCGCTTCTGCTGGTTGGAAGATGGCGAAATCGGCGAGTTGTCGCCCCGCTGGAATTGGTTGGTAGACGAGCAGGAGCCGCCCCTCGGGAAGCTGGGGCTTGCACACTTCACGCTTGGTGGACCGTGGTTCCCGGAATGGGCGCGGCGCACCGAGTACGATGAATGGTGGCTTCGCGAACGGGACGCCATGCGCGCCTATCGAGACGCCGCATGAAGATCAATGTCGTCACCACCTGGCAGCCAGGGTTCCCCGGCGGCGCTAGGTTCCTGTCGTCCTTCCTGGCGCACTGGCCGAGGAACGCCACGCTGCATCTGTTCTTGGAGGGAGAGCCCCTGAACGCGGACACCGCGCAGGGCTATGATCCGACGCGGATTGTGCTGCACAACCTTGACGCCGATGCGGAGCGCGCTGCGTTTCTGGAAGCAGCGCCCCAGGATGGGCGCGACTATCGCCAGAATGCGCGGAAGTTCTGCCACAAGGTGTTCTCGTACACGGCGCAGGGCGTGCGTGACTGCGATCTGCTGATCTGGTTGGACGCGGACACCGAGACGACGGCGCCGATCGATGCGGATTGGCTGGAAGCGGTCGGGCCGGCGGGGCAGGGGTATTCCTACCTGGGGCGTCGGGATTACGAGCACACCGAGTGCGGCTGGCTGGCGTTCGCCATGCCGGAGTGCGCGGCGTTGCTTGACGGCATTCGCCGGCTGTACACGACGCGCCGGCTGTTGCTGCTGCGCGGCAAGACGGATTGCCATGCTTTCGATATCGCGCGTCGGGCGGCCGGCGCCGAGGGCAGGAACCTGTCGGCGGGAGCCAAGGGTCTGCACGTATGGCCGCAAACGCGGCTTGCTGAATGCCTGGACCATCACAAGGGCCCGGAGCGCAAGGCGGCTGCTTATGGGAGCGCCGCATGAAGCGCTATCGCTACCTACTCGATTGCGTGAAGGACACGCGGCCGACCAGCATTATCGAGGTCGGGACGCACAACGGGGACAGCGCCGTGGCCATGTGCCATTGGGCGCTGCGTATGACGGACCAGCCGGTCCACTACGTGGGGTACGACCTGTTCGAGGGCGCCGACGCGGCGAACGACGAGGCCGAGAAGAACGGCAAGGGGCCGGGCTCCTATGAGCAGGCGTCGCAGCGGCTCACGCTCCTGTCGGTGCAGAACGGCGGCCGGCTGACGTTCGAACTGGTGCGCGGGAACACCCGCGACACGCTGCACGGGAAGCCGCAGAAGGCCGATCTGGCGTTCATCGACGGGGGGCACTCGGTCGAGACGATCCGGGGCGACTATGAGGCCCTGAAGGACTGCAGCATCGTGGTCTGCGATGACTGCTACGACGGGGATGACGTGGGTAGCCGGTTTCTGTTCGCGCCTGGTTGGTACGTCAGCGCCACTGACCAAACAACCAGCGGCGCCATCAGCATGATCTTTCGCGGCTGGGCGCCGCACGCGCAGACCGAGGCCGCCGACCCTGAATGGCGCGACCAGATCGCGCAGTTGATGCAGGAGAACAAGGCCGAGACGGTGTTTGAATGGGGCATCGGGCCGCCGAAATGCGCCGACTGCCTCGTTGCCGTGTCGGGGTGGGAGCACGCCCCCGACGTCCGGCAGGCGCTGGTCGCCATGGCGCAGTTTGCCCGCAAGGTTGCCTTCTTCGCCTTTCAGGTCACGGCAGAGCGTGGCGTGGCGCACTATGAGGCGGCGCTGGAGGGCGTCTGGCGCGTCATCGATAGGGTGGAGACGCCCGATGCCTTCTACGTCTCTGTGGTGCCTTATATCGAGGTGCCGGAGGTCGTCACGAAGGGCGCCGGCCCCGACGAAGAGCGGCTTGCCAACGCGCGGGTCAACATCAAGGCGGTGAAGCGTCGCGTCATGCTGCCGGTACAGGCGCATGGGCGCCGGGCGGTCCTGGCCTGCTACGGCCCGTCCCTGCAAGCCACATGGAAGGGTATCCTTGATATCGTCCAGGCCGGCGGCGCGGACCTGATTTCCACCTCGGCCGCGCATGACTTTCTGGTCGAGCGCGGCATTGTGCCGGACTACCACGTTGACTCGGACCCACGCGCTCACAAGGCGAAGCACGTCAAGCCGAACCGGTCAACGCAGTACCTGCTCGCGTCGTGCGTGCATCCGGTGCTGGTCAACAAGCTGCTGAAGCGCACGTCGAACGTCGCGCTGTGGCACTCCTATGAGGGCGATTGGTCATCGGTCATCGCCAGCGAGTACGACACGGCCGCCTTCCCTGGCGGCGCCCCGATGGTGCTTGGTGGATCCAACGCCGGGCTTCGGGCGTGCATGCTGTTCTACTCGCTCGGCTATCGGCAGTTCGACATTTTCGGGATGGATTGTTCTTTCACCGAGGATGGCGCGCAGCACGCCGGCAAGCATGCAGGAAAGCCGACTGCTGTTCAGCCGTTCTTCTGCGCCGGCAAGCGGTTCATGTCGTCGATGCTCTACGCCGCCTACGCGCGGCAGTTCATGGACATGCGTCGGCTCCTGCCTGACGTGCATTGGCGCCTGTATGGCGAGGGGCTGTTGCAGACCATGGCGGGCGCCATCGCCAAGGAAGAACGCCCCGTAGCGAAGGAAGCAGCATGAGCTACGCAGCCGCGCAGGTTGACCCTGCGCTTGATCGCCGGCCGCAAGTGTCCGTCGAGTTCTACAGCGTCGCGGAAGAGGATAGCGCGCAGACGCGCGAAGCCGGCCACGCCGTGTTCGTCGATGTGGACTACTGCCGGTGGTGGAAGCGCGGCACGAACCAGTCGGCGACCGAATGCCGCGTGTCGCGCATGAAGAAGTTCTATCCGCACATCTGGGCAATTGCCGAGGCTGCCCACGATGCGTGGAAGAAGGGGCACGAATTGCCGGTGGAAGGCGTCCCGCTGGCGCAGTGGCCGATGGTTTCGCGCGCTCAGGTGGAGAACTTCCGTCTGATCAACGTGCGGACGGTCGAGGATCTGGCCGGCACGACCGAAAACGACTTCAACCGCATTGGGCCAGGCGCGCGAGAACTGCGCGAGAAGGCCCGTGCGTGGCTCAAGGTGGCCCATGAGACGGGCCGGATTGCCGAGGTGCTGCGCGACCGGGATGAGCAGATCACCGCCCTGGCGGCTTCCAACGAGGAACTGCGCAGCGACGTGGCGGAACTTCGCTCCGCACTGGACAAGCTGAAGCCGCGCCAGCGCGCATTGCGGGATGATGCCTGATGACACTCCTTTCGATTGTTCAGGATGCCTGCACCGTCGTCGGGCTGGACACGCCGTCCGCTGTTGTTGGCGGGTCTGACCAGAACGCGGCGCGCATGTTCTCCCTGTGCAATCGGGAGGGCCGCGAATTGGCCCGCCGGTTCGATTGGCAGATGCTTCAGGTGGACCACACCTTCGCGGCCGTGGCGACCGAGAACCAGGGCACGCTACCGACCGACTTTGATCACTTCATCGACGACACGTTCTGGAATCGCTCGGAGCGTCGGCCGGTGCTGGGCCCGGTATCGCCCGAGGAATGGCAGGCGCTTGAGGCAACCTCAGTCCCGGCCGTTTCGGACGTATTCCGCATCATCACGAACACGATCCGCATCAAGCCGACGCCGCGTGTCGGGGACACCTACGCCTACACCTACATCACCAAGAACTGGTGCCAATCGAGCGGCGGCGCGGGCCAGACGGCATTTGCGACCGACCTCGACACAGCGCTGCTGAGCGAGGAAGTGATCACGCTCGGGCTGGTATGGCGGTTCCTGCAATCGGTTGGCATGGAGTACGGCGAGGCGCGGGCGACCTATGAGCGCGCCGTGGCCCGCGAGATGGCTCGCGATGGCGGCCGTACGGCGGTGCGCTTTGGCGACCCGCGCCCGTTCCGCCCTGGCCTGATGGTGCCAGAGGGCGATTGGGCCATCTGATGCTGCCTCAGTCGCTGCGGCGCAATCCATCCGGCCGGGCGACCATAGGGCAGGTTTCCTTGCCTGCGCCCGTGGGGGGCATCAACGCATCGCATGCGCTGCTCGGCATGCCGCAGACTGACGCCACGGTGATGACGAACTACTTTCCGTCGCCGTCCTTCGTGGAGTTGCGGCCCGGCTATTCGCGGCATGTGGGCGCGCTGCCTTCCACGGTCGAGACGCTTGCGGAATACGCCTCGGGGGCTTCCAGCCGGCTGTTCGCGGCGGCGGGCACGACGATTCATGATGTGACCGACGCGACCGCCTCGGCCACCACAGCGGCCGTCACCAGCCTGACGAATGCCAGGTGGCAGCATACGATGTTCAGTGCCGGGGCCGGCGATTACCTTGTCATGGTCAACGGCGCGGACGGGGTGCGGACGTACAACGGCACCGGGTGGAGCAATCAGTCGGCGGCGATTTCCTCCGTCACGGCGTCCAACCTGATCAATGTCGCGACGTGGAAGCGGCGGCTGTGGTTCGTGAAGCAGAACGACACGCGGGCCTATTACCTCGGTGCCGACGCTATCGCCGGGTCCATGACCAACTTTCAGCTTGGCGCGGTGTGGCGCTATGGCGGGGCGCTGCGGGCCATCACGTCGATTTCCACGGATAGCGGCGACGGCATTGACGACCTGATCGCCTTCATTTCCACGGAAGGCGAGGTGGCGATCTACCAGGGCACCGACCCGGACAGCGCCAGCACCTTCAGCCTGATCGGCGTCTATCGTATCGGCCGGCCGGTGGGCGATCGCTGTATCTACCGCTTTGCTGGCGACGCCATCGTGCTGACCGAGAATGGCGCGGTGTCGCTGCTGTCCGCGATGAACCTGGATCCGTCGCAGGAAGGCGACACGTCGCTGTCGCGCAAGATCAAGGAGCCGCTGTCAACCGATGCCGCGACCTACGGCGGCAACTACGGCTGGCAGGCGTTCCTCTACCCGGCGCGTGGCATGGCGGTGGTCAACGTTCCGGAAAGCACGGGCATGTCGCACCAGTGGATCATGAACGTCATGACCGGCGCATGGTGCAGGTTCGAGAACCTGAACGCGCTTTGCTGGGGGCTGCTGAACCAGCGGCCGTACTTTGCCTCGGGCAGCACCGTCTATGAGTTCGACGAAGGCTCCTACGCGGATAACGGTGCCACGATCTTTGCCGAGACCCGGTGGGCGTTTTCCACCCTGCGCACGCCGCGCCAGAAGCGCTTTACCGCCGCGCGCGCGTTGATCCGGGCCGGCGGCAACCCGGCGCTGCGGATTGGCCTCGATATCGACTACTCCGACAACAGCGTGACCAGCACCGTGCCTACGTCGATCGATACGGCGTTGTGGGACGTCGCGCTGTGGGATGAGGCGGAATGGCCAGGCATCGGTGCTACTGACCTGATCAAGACATGGGTCATGACGCGCGGGATTGGCGTTGCTGTGGCGCCGCGCGTGGCGACCGAGACGAAGGGCATTCAGATCCAGATCAATGCCTTTGACATGATGTACGAGACTTCGGCAGGGCCAACTTTCTGATGCAGATCATCACCGGGTATGACCGCGCCATCGGTGAATGGGTGGCCGATCAAATCCCGCATCTGGGATCGGTGGATGCGCTGGGGCCGTTCGTCGCCTTGGGTGTGCAGAGCGATGCTGGCGCCTTGCTGGCGGGCTGCGTGTTCCACGGCTACGTGCCGGCTTACGGCACCTGTGAACTGACCTTCGCGGCAGCATCACCGCGCTGGGCGACAAGGTCTGTGGTGCGCACGCTGCTCGCTGTGCCGTTCGAGCAATACGGCTGCCATCGCGTGACGTGCGTCACGCCGACCAGCAACGCCAGGGCGGCGAAGCTGCTGGCCGGCCTGGGGTTCATCAAGGAAGGCGCGCATGTCGGGGCCTTCGGGCCGCGTGTGAACGCCTATTCGTTTCGCCTGCTGCGGCGGGACTACAACCGCATGTTCAAGAGGAAGTAGGCCATGGGAAAAAGTTCCCCCTCTCCGCCGCCGGCTCCCGACGTCGCTGGTCAGGCTGCGGCGCAGGGGCAGGCGAACCTTGACGCCGCTCGTGTGACCAACCGCATGAACCGCGTGGACACCTCGAACCCCTTCACGATCACGACGTGGGGGGAGGGGGCGAACGACCGCTGGTCCTCGAACACGCGTCTTGCCCCGTGGGCGCAGGATGCGTTCAACAACGCGGCGTCGCGCATTCAGCAGCCATTCACGCTCGCCGGCCTGACCAACGTCAAGGCGGTTGGCCCGAACGTCGGCGCCATCAATCCGAACATTGGAGCGGTGAACGCCAACACGGGGGCGCTGGCTGCCAATCTCGGCCAGATGAACGCTGCCACGGGGGCTGTGAACGCC